CGCTCCAATGGAGTCGTTTTTCGGAACATACAAGGATCACGTCGATTTGAGTGATTGTGAAACAATTGAAGCAGCACTTAAGAAAAGCGATCATTTTCTAGACTATTATAATAACTAAGGCGAAATTCCCCTAGGGGAATTTCGCCTTAGTTATTATTACTGCTTTTTTTACAGTGTCATTGACATTGGGTCCACTTTAATATGAAAGGGTACCGCGATGGTGGGCAATTAAAATACGCGGGGCGAAAATTTTGAAAATCTTAATTATTGATTGGAGAGCCTAAATATGAGTATAATGTCAAAAACAAACTATAGTTATGGTTTAATTTACTTTGGATTAGGGGACTTATCTATCAACTGGGATCTAAGTTTTTTAGTAGAGAATAAAGATTTGATTATTAATCTTTTAAAAGAATATAAATACAATGGTGTAGAAAGTATCAATAATTATATTGATTTTCTTTGGTTAAAAAAGATGGTTAATTTAAGAGAGTCATTACCATACTTAACAAACACTGAACAGATTCCTGTTTTGACAGAAATATTAGGTAACTTAGATTTAGTCTACAATAAATTTAGAATTAGAGATTTAAACATATTTTTGTCTGAAAATTATAATAGAATATTTGAATTTGATAGTGAAGAATTCTATGCTTACGATATGGAAATGTTAACTATTGAGTATGTTTTTACTAATTCCAATAGTTTTAATGATGATTGTTTCGATTTTATTGAAAGAAAATACTGGCATGTAATAGTTGATAGTTTTGAAAATTACATCAATTTCTATAAAAAGAAAATAGAAAGATTTAAAGCTAATATTATTAATGAAGAAATAGCAATTGATAATATAAAAAACTATGGAAGAGTTTTTAAACTCTTAGAAATTTGCAAAAGAAAACCTTTCGAAGATTACTTGAATATAGTGGTTAGCAAAGTTTGTATCAAAGTGCTTGAAATGACCAAAGATATAAATTTAGATAATTACTTAGAAGTTATTGTATATTTTGAACAAGCAGAAAAATTAGCAAAACTATATAGAATAAAAGAAGCATATGAATTTGAAAAAATAAGACCTCAGTTAAACGAATTTAATAATGAGTATTTGGAAAAACGAGGCCACAAATTTTCTTCAGAACCAGTAAATTTAAAGAAAGCAGTTGACGAATTAAAAAACAGAACAACTCCAGATTTGATAAGTTTCATGACTTTGACACATAAATATGATTCAAAAAGTAAGAAGTTTGTATCAATTCTTGATGATATAATGACAGCACCTTCATCGCTTGTTGATCATGTTACAAATGTAGGTGTTCCTAAAGATGATTATTTCATTCCATCTAGATTACAACATTTGAGATTATCATTTGATTTATTCACACATTTCATTCATAGATGCCTGATTGATGAGGATTTACAAGAAAGAATTGTAATAAACTATCATAATGTATTGTCAAATTTGGTTCGGGAAGATATAATTGGTCAAAGTGAGTTAGATGAATACTTAGGCGTATGCAATATGCTTAATTCCTTGCTCCAAATGAAAGATGACGTAAAATTTGTTAAAAAGTCAATATCGTACGCATTATCGATGTTAATAGGAGTATTCATTGAAAAACTGCTAAGATCTATTTATATAAGCAAAATGTCGCGTGATGATTATATAGAAATAGGTGGATTATCCTTAAATGCATTATTAAACACAAAGGAATTGGAGGAATATCTTGGATTGCATCTACAAAAGGTCCTTGAGTACAAACTCACATATAAGAAAAACACTAAAGCTGGTGAAAACTTAAGGAATGCATTGATGCATGGGTCGGACTCCGTGTTCAAGAACATGAATGTTGGATATCCATCACTTATGTTTTACTTGTTAGTGTCAATACTTAACGCAATAGCTAAAAACTATATAACGTTCTCGGATAATAAGTGATCGGTGATATAAATGATTGATGTAGAATACAAGCGATTAAAGTCGCTTTTTTCTTTGGTCGATGAGTCAAAGAAAGAACTAGTGGACAATATGATTTATCAAGCTTCATTTATGAAAGTTGAACTTGATAAACTCCAAGGACAGATTATAAAGTATGGCGCAGTTCAAATATCTAGTAAAGGTGCTCAAAGGCAAACAGAAGCAGCCAAGTATTACACTAAACTTGTGAACTCATACGGAACAGTAATCAAAACACTAAATACAATCCTTGGAACTCAAGTTGATGATGGAGATGATGCATTTGATGAATTTCTTAAAAGAGCAAGTGAATGAACTACTTAATTGAATACTATCAGGAAATTGCAAAAGGCAACATCTTAGTTGGTGAGGAACTTCAAAAACAACTTGATAAACTAATTGCTGAACTTGACGATCCCAAGTATTACTTTGATGAAAGTCCAGGGAATTTAAGAATCAGTTTTATTGAAACTTTCTGCAAGCATACAAAATCTCCATTTAATGGTATGCCATTTATTCTAGAGCTTTGGGAAAAAGCAATCCTCCAAACTGCTTACGGATTTAAGATGACTGATTCAGGATTAAGAAGATTTAATGAAGTGATTCTTCTTATAGCACGGAAGAATGGTAAAACAACATTCGTAGCTGCACTAGATTTAGCCGAGTTCTTTTTATCAAAAGGAGGAGTTGATATCGTTTGTGCGTCTAATACGACAGAACAAGCGAACATTCTTTTTGAAGAGATCAATAACATGCGTGAGCAATCCCCTTCTTTATCAAAAGAAATACGAAGCAAAAAAAATATCTTTTATATCTATTCCCCTAAAACAAAAAACAAAATCAAGAAATTATCAGCTCAATCAAGAAACAAAGATGGATATAACATAGAAGTTGGTTGTATCGATGAAGTACATGAGATGACTGATTCAAAGGTTTATGATGCTATTAAGCAATCACAATCAACGAAGAAAGAACCACTTATATTTATCATCACTACTGAAGGAACAACTGTAGGAGGCTTTTTAGATAGTAAACTTGATTATAGTCGCAGAATGCTCAAAGGTGATATTGAAGATGAAAGAGTGCTTCCTTGGTTATATACTCAAGATTCAACTAATGAGATCTATGAAAACAAAAACACCTGGCAAAAGTCTAATCCAAGTATAGGTGTTGTGAAACTTAATAGTTATTTAGAAGATGTCATGAATAAATCAAAACACGATTTATCTACGAGAGTCACGATGCTTTGTAAAGACTTTAATGTAAAGCAGGCTGATTCAGGTTCATGGCTAACATTTGAAGATTTAAACAATGAAGATAAATTCATCATTGATGAACTAAGAGATAGTTATGCAATTGGTGGAGTTGATTTATCTTCAACAACAGACTTAACTGCAGCAGTACTAGTTATTCAGAAGAGTGAAACCAATAAGAAATATGTTATTCCTCATTTCTTTATGCCTAGTGAAGTTTTGCAAAAGAGGATAACTGAAGATAATGTTCCTTATGATATCTGGGTTAAAAGAGGATTGGTTACTTTAACAGAGGGTAATCAAAATGATTTTAGCCTTGTTACACAATGGTTTATGAAGATGATACAAACATATGGCATTAGACCATTATGGGTAGGGTATGATCCTTGGAATTCTCAATATTGGATTAAAGAAATGGAAGAACTAGGATTTAATATGGAAAAGGTTAGACAAGGTATTTATTCCTTATCAGAGCCTATGAAACAACTTGAAGCTGACTTAAAGAATAACCTTATTAATTATGATAATAATCCAATATTAAAATGGTGTTTAGCTAATACGCAAGCCAAAGTGGATTTGAATGGAAATATTCAACCCTCTAAGTTAAATTCAAAGTACAAGCGTATTGATGGAACCGTAGCTCTGATTATTGCCTACGCAGTTTTAAATAGGTATAAACTTGATTACGAAAATATGTTATAATAAAGTAAAAATAATAATTAGCATAAGAGGAGGCACTCATGGACTTTTTGAAAGAAAATTTTGCTTTAATACTGAATACATTATTGGCTGTTGTAACTATTATCGCCACTGTCCTAATATACAAATTTGGGAAAAAACATGATATTGAAATGTATAGACTAGATAAAAGACTGCAAAAAATCGATTCTCTTTTAGAGGAACTACAAAATATAGCAAACTCAAGTGGGATTTTAACAAGCAATAGCAAAAATAGTTTTGATGTGTCTTTTGAGAAAGTTGATAGATTATTAGATAAGATTGTAAAATTTCAAAATAGATTAATCACAACTGATTTCTTGAATGACTTAAAACAAGATATTGATATCCTAATGGATTTTATTGCAAAGATCGTAAAGAAACACAACTTGAATATTAGTGATGCAAATGAACTGAACATGGAATTGTCTACAAAGTTTACTAATATAGTTAGAACGCTTAGAGGGTTAGAAAAGAAATTTTATGAAAAAAACTAATATCTAAAAGGTGATGAAATGGCAATATTTAAACGAAAAAGCAAAACTGGTTCATTTGATGCACTTCAGTTGATCAGCAATTTCAATACATTTTATACACCATTTGGAAACAACATATCCAATAGTGATGTCGTTAAGATCTGTATTGACAGGGTGGCCAGCCAGTGCGCAAAACTTAAACCAAGATTCATCAAAACCGAAAATGATAAGACAGTAACCGAGAAAAAAGGTCGACTGTCTTTTCTTTTGAAATTTAAACCAAACGAAATCATGACACCCTATGATTTTATCTATAAAACAATCACATTGTTACTTTTAAACGATAATGCATTTATCTATCCTAAGTTTGATAAACAAACAGGTGAGCTTAAAGGCATGTATCCATTAAGACCTGTAACAGTTGAAATGATTGTTGATAGTGTTGATACTTATTTTATCAAGTTCTTATTTGATAATGGAGAGTCATACATTCTACCATACGATAACATTATCCATTTAAGGAAGCATTACGGACAAAATGATATCTTTGGCGGAGAAGGATCATCAGGTGATCATGAAGCCATTTTAAAAACAATATCCATAAATGATAGCTTGCTCCAGGGAATAGATAATGCAATTAAATCATCCATGCAAATCAAAGGAATTATTAAGATGAACGGGATGCTATCAGAAACTGACAAGAAGAAACAAAGAGATCTTTTTGATA